CTAATCTAAGAGCTCTTAATCCTGATCAAGTTCCGACAATCAACGGAGTCAAAGTCGTAACTCTTCTCGGCTACAACGCTCTCGGAGACAAAGAGCCTATCAATTACGTATGGAAGTCTAACGACGCTACGAACGACAACGGTGGATCTATCGTCAAGGCTAATGACAAGCTCACTGGCCGCTGGAACATGGTATGTCCGACTGAGCACTGTGATGCTCGTCACTTCGGCATCATGCCTAGCAACTCTCAGAACATGCAGGATCAGTCAACGAAGATCACTGTATGGATCGAGTACTGTGACCAGATGAGAGTCAGACCATACTTCTCTGGTCATGAAGGCTACAAGTACTACATGTACGAGAATCTGACTCTGACAGTTGACTCTATCGATGTCGCTCCAGGAGTCGAATTCATCGACAACGGATCTAGCACTATCACAGCTGAGTGGAACGGAAATCCTCTCTTCAGAAACAGACACACTAACTTGATCTGCAACACTGTCAAGCTGTCATGGAGACCAGGTCCTTCTTCTGTCTTCGATACGATGATAATCGACGACAACTATCCAGTTCAGCTCACTAACAAGAACGTGATTCTTCAGGTTGAGCCTAACACTTCTACGATTCTTGAGAACTGCCGAATTCAGGCACTTCACATGATCCGAGGAAGAATCACTATAAAGGACTGTGAACTGAGAGAAGAATGGTTCATCGAAGGATATGACTGGAGCAATCTCGTCTCTATCAACAACAAGATTCTTCTCGACAACTTCTACACAGCTGACACGTACATCATTCTGAAGAACAAGCAGTCAGAGCCAGACTATGGAGATCTCGGAGAACAGAAGATCACTGGAAAGACTCTTCTCGCCAACTGCATCGCTGAGAACGCTGAGTTCTCTAACGTGACGCTGACTGGCAACACAGAGCTTCACAACATCTCAGGAACGATCAATCTCTCTGGAGCTGGATATGTTCTAAACTTCGTCGACTGCTGGCTCTCTATCACGAACCAAGCGAACGTGGTGATGGACAAGGTCATGTGGAGAAGAGGATCTGTCACTGGAACTGCTAACATTCAGCCACTGACTGAGCTTCTCCTAGAGAATGTAGATGTCAATGCTCCGTTCTACTCTATCGGAGTCGAGGCTCAGATGATTGACTGCTCTATCAGAACTATGCAGTTCTTGTTCAGAGATGTGAAGATCATCGGATGCAAGATCTACAGCAGAATCTATCAGTATCCTCAGTACAAGATGCCAGATAGCGGATATGACGGCTACTACTGGTCTGGTCAGTACTTCGGTAACACTTTCATCGGAGATGATGCAAAGATCATGCTAGCTCCTATAACTGGAGTCGACTACACAGATCTCTATCTAGGCCTCGAGACTAAGATCTGCAACAACCTTTCGGATCACAAGTTCGTAGATGACTCGCTATGGAACAATGTCACGAAGAAGGGTTGGGCTTCAACGCAGGACTTCAGATATCAGGGTAACACTGGTGGATGTCCGGTATTCGAAGACGAGATCACGTACACTATGCCGTATGTCCTGACGAGACCTTCTCAGGATCAGTATGACTATCAGAATCACTTCACGACGAACGTTCCTGGAACGACAGACTCTACTGGCTGTTGGGTCGTGATAGATGCAAGAACTCCTATGGATCAGAGAAACGTTCCTTATGACGTTTACTGGATTCTCAACTTCAAGAACGTGTCAATTCCAGTCGGAAATCTGTTCAGACTTCCGTATCTGAGACCGAGAACTCCAGTTCAGATAGAAGCTTATGTTCAGGTGTTCTTGAGACCAGATGACAACGCTAACTGGCCGTTCTACATTCAGGAGTTCACAGTCGGCGACTCTATGCTTCAGACAGCTGTCGATGGAAACGCTCAGACTGCGACATTCAGCTCTTATCGTCCTCTGAAGTATCACTACGCCGGCATCAGATACAATGCTCATGAAGACAGCGATGAATGGAGATCATCTCTTACTAGAGCTCTACTAGACTACTCTGATAAAGGTGCTTCGTTCGCTGGAACTGTCAAGTACAAGTTCAAGTTCGACGACTTCGGAAAGACAACTCCAAGAGGATAAGAAATCCAAAGGATAATAAATAACTGAGGAATTTTAGAGGTTTAAAAATGGATGAAATGACAAACGAAACTCTTCAACCAGAGCTAGACGAGAACCAGATTCTCAGAGACTGCAATGACTTCTTGAGAAGATCAAGTCAGAGATACTCTAGAGCTATCAATCTCGCCATCAAGGATCTGAGACGATACTCTGGAACATTTTGGGATTCTGAGCTAGTCTCTGAATGGAAGAGAACGAAGAGAAGAAATCTTTCGATGAACAACTGGAACACGATGGCTAACGCTATCTCGTCTCCAGTGTCTAACTCTCCTTGGCACTGTGAACTCTGTGACAAGTCAGATCAGATGCTAGAGCAGATCCAGGAGCACATCGACAACTTCGAATCGGACTCTGACTCTAAGTCTGCAATGGTAGACGCATTCAGAAAGTCATGCTTGACTGGCTATGGATTTGGAATTCTCACGACGATTCAGGATGACTTCAGTGGAGCTGCTAAGATCGTTCTTGAGTCTGCTCGTCACATCGACTCTATAGCTATGGATCCTTCTTGCTCAACAGTTGACGGATCAGACGCTGAAGAAGGCGCTGTCATCAACTACATTCCAGTCAAGAAGGCTAAGAGACTCTATGGCGATGATGTCGTTCCGTTCTCTTATCCAGAACAGCAGTGCACTATCAACTTCCCTATCGACTGTCAATGGAAGGTGCCTGTCAACTCTGTCGTTGAAGTATCTTACTACGTGAAGAATCAGCAAGGCTTTGTTGACTACTACAAGATCGTCGGTGACAAGATCGTTCAGAACGCTACTCTGCCTATCAAGATCATTCCTATCATTCGTTTCGCAGGAAATGAAGTCTATGACGATGGAGACATCGACTACAACGGCATCATCAGACAGACGATGTCTCTTGAGCTAGGTGCTAACATCGCATACTCAACTCTCATTGAACGAGTTGGAAGATCTGCAAAGCCGAACGTGATGGCTCATGTCGATGCTGTCGATGGTCTAGAGAGACAGCTAGCTGCTATCACTCAGGATGACACTGTAGCTTATCTCTGGAAAGGTGAGCATGAGCCGAAGCTGTTGACAGAAGCTTTCGAGACTGGAGATCTTCAGAACACGATCTCTACATGCAGAACTCTCGAAGAAGACACTCTCGGAATTCCTCTGACTGGCATTATCGACCAGCGTGAGAGAACAGCTACTGAGATTCTTCGTCAAGAGACTTCTAAAGAGTCTAACACTGCCAACTACTACAATCACGCATACACGGCAATGAGAACCATCGCTAAGATCGTCATTCAGATGATCAACGGCGGTCAGGATCTGAAGTTCACGCTAGAGAATGGTCCTTCTATCATCACTCGTCAGATGAAGCAGAGACAAGAGCTCTCTGCTATGGCTGAGCTGATGCCAGACAACATGAGACCTATCCTAGCGAAGTACTTCGCTGACACTCTCAAGAACGAGATCGGAAAGAGTCTCTCTGACAACATCGTCGCTAACCTGCCACCTGATGTGAAGTTCGTAACTGACCAAGTTGATCCTGCAGCTATCCACCAGCTCAACCAGATGAAGTTCGCTATGGAAGAGACTATGATGGAGCTTCAGAAGAAGCAGGCAGAAGTCGAAGATCTCAGAAACCAGCTCACTATGGCTCAGATGTCTATGCTCAACAACAGAGAGCAGAGAACTCAAGACTGGAACAAGTTCGTAGTATCTGAGAAGGACAAGATGGCTATCGAGTCTGCAAAGATCGAGAATGAGGCTATCAAGAACGAAGAGAACTCTCTACTCAAGGAACAAGAAGTCAACATCAAGGCAGCTGAGATGGAGATGAAGAACCAAGAGAGAGAAACTCAAGCTTTCGTCGATGGTGCTCAGCAGATGCTTGACAAGACGATGCCAGTTCAACAGACGGAGGAATAACACATGCACTTCTCGATCATAACAGGAAAGAGTCTCGGCAACAACGCTCTGAAGTCTGGAGATAGAGAAGCAGTCAATCGTCAGTCTGAGATCGAACACAACGAAGCTCTCGATGTTCGAAATCAGCCTGGCTACTACACTGTAGCTGCGATGCCAGATGGACCTCAGAAGAGATATCTCATGTCTATACTCGAGCAGCAAGCTATGGAGCATGAAGCTTCTCTTCCTCAGTACTGGAATGACGAAGTTCCGAGAAGACAGATCTCACAGTCGTCTTCTTGGATCAATGGAATCAACTATGATCCGAACACTAAGATGATGACTATTCTTACTGGTGGCAGATCATACGCACTTCCAGCTCAAGAGCCATACCAAGTCTCTGACATGGTCAACTCTAGCTCAATCGGACAAGCTTTCAACAAAAAGATTGGAAGATAAAGATAAAATGAGGAATCTCTCAACATCTCTAAGAGATTCCTCATTTTTACTCTAATTATTGAGATGAACACGGCAATATCGAACGAGGCGACATTGCTTTAGAACTTACCTCGGATTGGAATGACAAACCATGAGCATGTCAACAGAAGAAGCTCTCAAGTATCTCTCTAAAGATACAGAAGAGAAGGAACCAGCAAAGGTTGAGGAAGTCAAGGAAGAGACCTCATCAGTCAAAACCGAGACGGATACGACTAAATCAGATGATTCTAGCGCCAAAGCACCTGAAGAAACTGCTGAAACCGAGAAAAAGGAAGATGGCGATCCGGCTAAGTCCACTGACAAAGGAAGTGATGATCCAAAGCCAGCTGATGACAAAGTCGTTGAGAAGAAAGATCAAGCACCACAGAAGTCTAACGAGAAGAATCCGAAGCCATCAAAAGATGAGCAGAAGAACTACGCTTTCGCTCGCAAGAACGAGAAGCTGAAGGAAGCTCGAAACAAGATTGCTGAACAGGATGCTGAGATCAAGAAGCTCAGAGCAGAACTCGAAAAGAGACAAGGCCTCGAGTTGAGACACTTCAAGAACGAAGATGGAACTCAGAACGTTGAAGCTTATCTTCGTTACAGAGACAGTCAGAAAGATCTGGAGAATCAAATCCAGAATCTAACTAACGAGTCTATTGAAGAACAGAAGAGACTTGACCTTGAAGCTGACAGAGAAGCTGTAGAGCTATGTTTCACAGATCCGACAGAGAGAGATGAATTCGAGAATCTCAGAGGAACAATCGGACCGGAACTGACGAAGAAGCTGATGCAGGATGATCCGCAAGGAGTAATCATTCGCTATCTCAACACTCTCCGTGAGTATCCAGTCGTTCTCAGAGAACTTCTCCAGCCGACGAAGAACAGAGACATGATCAACTGGCTCTTCAGAAGCAAGGATCCATACACTCTGCACAGATCAATCGCTAAAGTGTCAGACGACATTCTGGACAACTGGTACAAGTCTAAGAACTCTCCAGCTCCAGCACAGAATCCGGCACCAGTGGCTCCAACGCCACAACCAACAGTCCCTATCTTGGGTCATCAGGTAGCTTCATCTGGAGGCGGACATTCTAACTCTAGTTCGATGTTCACTTCGATGAGCGAAATCAACGACTATCTCAGAAGCCATCCGAGAGGTCGATAAAAAGAACATCTTCAAGGAGATTTAACAATGGCAAATACATTTAGTCCAAATAAGAAGACCGAGCTTGTTCTCATCCGTTCTGCTGAAGCAGCTCCGTTCCTCACTGTAGGTTCTGATTCTCGTATTCAGGACCAGCTCGCTAACAAGCGCAATGGTCAGACCTATGAGTTCGTGATCCGTGATGCTGGTGAATTCCAGGAAGGCATGGACATCTCTGAAGGTTCTGCTGAAGGCGGAAAGGGCGCTTCTAACCTTATCGAGAGAAAGGTACCGCTCAGCGTCGAGATCGGTAACGTCGCTATCAACACGAACCTGCTTGAGAAGGTGACGGACGTAAATTGGGACAAGGAAATCGCTCAGCCTCAGGGTGAAAAGATCGCGAAGGGTCTTGTCAAGAAAGTTCTCAAGAACGAAATCGGTAAGCAGAACACGGCATTCGTCGGTACTGGTTGGATGCCTCTCTTCAAGGCTTCGAACTTCCTCGAGTCCATCAGCTCTGAAGCTCAGTACGCATTCGTGGATCCGTCTGTAGAGTCTGTGATGCAGTCTACAGGTAAGGGTTTCTCTCCAGCAAACGGAGTTGAGCCGATGTACCAGAAGGGTCTGAAGGGTACTGTGGCAGCTGCTGAAGTTCGTGCACAGCAGGGTCTTCCTTCTGTCATCATCAGCGCTGACCTAGCTAAAGAACTTGCAACTGCAACTGTGACTGGCTTCGAACAGACCACGACTGGCTTCGACTATGTCAAGCTGTCTGGCGTCTCTGAGACCGTTCCAGCTGGTACTCCGATCTTCGTTAGCGGCGTCTACGCTACTGACCTCGTCGGTGAGAAGACTTCTGCTCTCAAGGCTTTCATCGCTGTCGAAGACTGTGATGCTGGCGTTATCAAGGTTCGTCATTCCGACATCTCTGGTGAAGGAACGAAGGAGCTCTGTGACAAGGACGGAGCAAACCTCGCAGCTTCAAGCTTCAACAACAAGAAGCTCGCCAACACGATCACTGCTGGTACGTACTTCGCAGGTATCTTCCGCTGCAAGGGTTCGTTCGAATTCGACACTCTTCCGGAGCTCGACTGGTCCAACGCCGACAGCAGAGTTACCTCTCCGCAGGGTATCACGATGCACACGGGTCGTGCAGTGGATGTGATGAAGGGTACCAACAAGACCAGATACGCTATCGCAGCTGTCGCTGGTACTGTTGAGCCGAGAGTCGCTTCCTACGTCCTCGTGAAGGACTCTACTGCGAACCTCATCGCTCAGTAACATGAGCATGAGATACTGAATGTACCTCTAAACAAAAGAAGAGCTGGATTCATCGTCCAGCTCTTTTCTTGTGACCTGAAGAAAACAGGAGAAACGAGAAGGTCACAAGATCTTTTTGATCACTAAGAGGTAGTCTGAGAGATGATTGTCTAGCCAGTACTTGTTGAGGAACTTGTACTGATAGTCGAGGATCTCTTCATAGTGTTCTTCAGCTCTCTTGACTATCTTATCTATAGCGTCTTTCGATGAGCCGAAAGGAATCTTCTGGTACTCATGAGCGCATTCGTATGGAGAGCCAGGAAATGATGAGCATAGACATACTCTTCCGACTGCACATGACTCAAGATACTTCAAGTTAGACTTGCTCTTGTTGAACTCGTTGTCTTCGAGAGGAGCGATGATGAACTTGTAAGGTCTAGTGAACTGGAAGAACAAGACTGGATATTTGAGCATGTTGACTGGTGGATAGGCTATGTAGCTCTTCATCAGACACTGAGGTTTCGTACCCATAACGCCGACTCTCTTGTCTGAGAGATAGTCGAGAAGATCAGATGAGAAGTCTCCAGTCAGTCTCTTTCTGTCATGATAGTGAGTGTCTGATCCAGCGAAGAAGAATGAAGTCTCTCTAGGACATCCGATTTG